AGAACAAAATAAAAGAAAGCTTACCAACAAGGTTGGAAAACGAAAAGGGTGTTGCTGACCCATACAAAGAATTAGATAGAATGAAAAACCATCACATTCAAGTAGACCCTGAACTTGCAAAGGCTTGCAATGTATCTGTAACAAAAGATGGTAAAGTGAATGGTGACGGTGCAAATAAAATGTATAAGTTATTCGGGCGCAGGCTCGGAGAGAATGAGAATGTCGAAAAGATAAGACGAGAAGGCATGACTGAATCTCAACAGATGATGCACGAATTAACGGCTCATATTATAAAAGACAAAATAACACAAGGGTAAATTATGGACGGAGCAGAGCTTAAAAGAAGGTTAAGGGAACTTCTAAACGAAGATTCTGATACTGAGTGGTTAGACACACGAACTACGTATGATTACTTATACGAGTCTGCTACTGAGTTGGTTAATAAAACACATTGCCTTAAAGGGACTCAGACCATAACAACGGTTGCAGACCAGACAGATTATAACTTAGAGCCTGATTTTCTAAAACTGTTCCTTACAGATACTAATAACGATTTTGTTATTAAATGGGGGGATAACACATTCCTTAGATGGAAAGACGAAGCCGATGTTATATATAACAACAGGACTGATTCTGTCTCTATCCCTGACAGCTTCGCTATAAGCAATGCTGATATCCCCTCACAAGTGACAGGTACAGCCACAGCAACAGGAGCTTCTACTGGTGGATTGAGTACTTTGACAGATAGTGGCTTTACAGATGTTGAGGCTGGAGACTCTGTTAATAATACAACAGATGGCTCGACAGGAGTTGTGTTGTCAAAAACTTCATCTTCTGTTTTAAAAACAGCACTGTTCGGTGGCACTGATAATGATTGGTCGATAGGAGATGCTTATATTATCCAACCGCAGGGTAGATACAAACTAATCATAGACCCACCCCCAAGCGGAGTTGAAACCATAACGGTTAATTATATAAAAAAGCCAGCTCCTGTCTATACTGATTATCAGGTATATGGCTTTATAGATCAGTACGATACAGCTTTGGTTAAATATGCTTTTTACTTATATAAATACAGAGATGACCAGGGCGATGTAGGGGATAGAATGTATAGATATTGGGATAATGTTTTACGTGGTGCTAATTATGAGATAAATCAAACCTTCAATAGAAAAATAAAAATCGGGTTTAAAAATGCCAGATAAACGATTACAATCTAAAGAGATACCGCTAACAGGTAAACTTGTTACGAGTGAAGACCCTGCTGTTATAGGAGAGAACTTTCAAAAACTCATAAACATGAGATACACTCAGACATCTATAGAAGGTATAGGCGGTCATTCTAAGATAAACACAGCAGTAATCCCAAACCCTAAAGTCAGAAGCGGTTTCTTTTTCGACAAAGAAGACGAGTCACATACAATAGTAGAAGCTTACAATTCAGGATTGACTGCTTCAAAGATTTATCAGAACAATACTGCAATTCCAAATACGGGTGATTTTGATGCCACAGAGCTATATACACCCCTTAGTGGTACTGGTAGGTTCAGTTCAGCACCAAACGGCTATTTAGCCTATGCTAACGGTGCAGAAACGTGTATTTACGGTGGGAATGAATCTGATATAGGTGGGTTTATAAATTATGATCCAAGCGGTTCATTTACAAGAGATCAGACTGAACAGGTTTTAGACACTGTGGCTTCTGGTTCTGGTCACGTTGCTACGTTGAAAAGAGTAACTGAAAGCACAGCAGATGATGTTTTATTATTGCATTGTGAGAATAACGATACTGATAGTAGTCCTTCTTCCAACACACTCACAGATACAAACGTAACATATAACGCAAGTGCTAAAAAATGGGGGTCTTACGGAGCTATACTTAACGGCACGAATGCTAATTTTGTATGCCCGACAAGTTCTGATTTCGATTTCAGCGGTGCTGATGCTACATGGACTGTTGATTTTTGGGGAACGGTTGATAGTCTATCTTCGCTTAATCCTATTTATTATAAACAAACAGATGCAACTAATTATTTTGGTATTTTCATAACAACTGGTGGTGCGGTACAAGTATCACATTTTGATACAGGTGCAGAAACACTTAATGCCACAGCAGGATTCTATTCAAGTGCAGGAGTTATTACAGCAGGAACACAATACCATATAGAAATAAATAGGAACGCTTCTTATTGGTATATATTTGTAGATGGCGCTCTTGTTGGTATTATGGCTGACACGCAAGACGTAGGAACAGAATCTGGAGATGTGTTAATAGGTAGTGATGGTACTTTTTATTATGACGGGGATATAGACGAGTATAGAGTTTCAAGCATTGCTACACACACGCAAAACTTTGAAGTCCCTTCTGATGCTTATGGGGATGGGTATGTAACCTATTTATATGCAGGTTCTATAATGCCTGTTTCACAGTTTAAGTTTTATGTAGAAACTGCCAATACAGCGGCAGCAACAGCGACTGTTGAATATTGGGATGGCTCTGCATTTGCACCAGTAAACACTTTTGTTGATGGTACGTTATCTGGTGGTGTAAGTTTGGCACAAACAGGAACTATGACGTTTGAGTCAACAGCTAATACTGCATCTCTGAAAGACCTAAACGGATTGTTGTTGTATTGGTATAGAGTAAAAATAAGTAACGCAGATAATGATACAGCTGTTTACCATGTTACCTGTAAAGTACCTTTCCAACCGATTAAAGATATTTGGGATGGTATGCCTACTACAATATTGTCATGCCTTAAATTCACAACTAAATACGAAGATTTCACAACATCAGTTTTCGAGAGTGACTATTTATCAACATCAGGCTCTACTTATGTTGACTTAACAGGATTAACATCATCTCAGTCTATAATTGTAGGGTTTGACGAAAGACAATTAGGGATGAGATTCAACATCATTGGTGGGGAAGAAAACACAACAGCCAATACAGTAGCTTCTGTAGACTATTGGGATGGTTCTGACTGGGCTTCTGTTGGGGATATTTTCGATGGTACTTCAAAAGACGGCATATCATTCGGGCAAGCTGGTCTTATCACTTGGGGTCAAGTTGATGCAGGGGTGGAATTTAAAACAGAGTTCACAGGTGCTTTAGCAGGTACACCAATTTTATATTATTATAGAGTTTCTTTCGATAAAACACTCAGTGAAGGCAGGGTAGACCAAGTAACAGGTGTTTCGGCACAAAAAACGATAGGCAATTATAAGTTCCCATTAAACGCAATGAATAGACTGTGGCTATTCTCTGACCAAAACGATAAAAAGAATAAGTCTATTTGTACTGCTGAAAACTCAACAACAACACTCAACGGAGAAGATTCTATTGAGTTGTATTGGGGTGATGAGAAGGAACTGATGGCTTCCGCATGGCTGTACTCTCAATATGGAGCAAGTGTTTATTCTATTCTTGTTGTATTTAAAAAGAACGAAACATGGGTTTTAATAGGAAACGACCCTGAGAACTGGGCGCAATACAGAATCTCATCCTCAGTGGGGTGTGTTGCACCAGAGACTGTTAAAGTAATAGAAATGCCGATGAGTGAATCAAAGGGTGTCAACAGGTCGTCTATTGTTATATTCCAAGCAGCAGACGGAATATACATGACAGACGGCAGACCTCCTGTTTTAATATCGGGCGAGTTGGATATCTTCGATAAACGGAAAGCTAACATTACCAACATATACGAATCGTTTTCTTTCGTTAATATTGAAAAGCAAGAATACCATTGGTGCTTTACTGATACGACACACACAGACAAAGAATATGTATTTGATTATAACAAAAGAAAATGGTTTGCCATAGAAAGACCATCTCCGCTTCAATATGGACTTGAGGTTGCAACAACAGACGGTACGACACACACATACGGCTTTATAGACAGCTATATGTTAAGGCTTGAACATACAAACGCATTTGATAGTGCAGGGATACCGCAAACATTTCAATTCGGTGATATTGCATTAGCACAAAACAGTGTAACAAAAGAAACAACAGCGTGTTATCATAACCTTACTACTGCTACAAAAACTTCTACTTCTGATATCACAGCCACGCATTACGGGGATTCCGCTACAACAGGCAATGAGTTTACATTAGAACCAAGAAAAACAGGATATAGAACAATTACAACTTCAAAACATAAAGACCTTGGTTCACATATATTCCATTCTTGGAAATTTACCACAACAACAGATGATGAAACGGTAGGGTTTGAGCCTCTATTCTTTTCATGTCTATACCAAATAGATAGGTTACATAAAAGAGATTATAGAAAGGGGTTATAAGATGGCTACAATACAGCAGATTCAAAATTATTTAAGACAAAAACGCTCTCAAGGCAGACTATCTCCTGATGAAATAGCACAGGCGTATCGTGGATATTTTGGTGCTGAGTCAGATGCAAGTCTTGGAAGGGCGCAACATGAGTTAGAAGCTAAAAGACAGGCAGAAGCGTCAGCACAGGCAGATAGAAGGTTGCAGATGCAAGCTGTAAGAGA